GTCGAAGCTGAAGACAGAGCAGGAAACGTGAACAAAAAGGCTCTTGTCGTTCCATCCCCTGTGTACGCATCTTCATTTTCTTCTTTCAGAGATGTCATGGTGTACACAGGTGTTTCATACTTATGAAAACTCATTTATACCTCCAATCTGTCAGCCGGAATCATCTCCTGAACCACCTCGGTGTGATCTCTACTGTGGAGATTGCTCCGGTTATAGCAAAGGTCTGTGTACCTGTCGGAATCTCCGGGAAGCTCCCTGATATCGACGAATTATAGAATGTCGTGCCGTCTGTCGAGTAGGCCTGACAGGTCTCACAATCTATATAAAATGTTGCGACCGGGAATGTTATGCCCAGCGTCTTTCCACCGCAGGCAAGAGTCCCTGTGCCGTCAACTGTGCCTGTTACTTTCAAAAGAGGTTTTGCAGTGAAGGCTGTAGGGTTTGAGAGCGTCCCTGTAGCTGTCAGCGTAGTGACAGTTTTGCCAGAGTTCAGGAACCTCTTCGGCACGCAGGAAAAAGTGATCTCAACGTGTCCGACCTTGCCCATGATGTTCTCTATGTCCATCGGATCTGAGAGGTAAGCGAGCCGGTAACAATCTGTCTCCCAGCCGTCTTTCAGCTCCTGATAGCCATCCTTGGAGAACAGCCACGAAGCCAGCTCCGCCGCTGCCGCAAAGGCATCGCCATTACCGACATAACAATCATAGATCTGAGTCTGGTTCTCCCATGCTCCCTGCGGCATGATTATGTCTCCGTCCCTTCCCGGAACGGAGAACACATCAATCTTCTGTGCAGAGCGGTTAAGGCTCGGCACTTTGTGAATATATAATTTATTTGTCATGTTGGCGGATGAAACACCGCCAAAGCTAAACCATCCGGGATCAGGCATATACTGCCTCCTTACTGTTCATTACATGAGTCAGCCTCTCAGCCACTGCGTCGGCCAGCTCTCTTACATTCATTCCCTCTGTGCCATATACATTCACGGTTATAGACTGTCCGCCTCCGATTACTTCCCGGAGTTTATCCTCACCTATCAACAGCTCCGGCTGATTCGCATCGCCGACACCAATTATCTGCGGAGTCCTGAATATAGCACCATGTTCTGCTGCCTTTGCGTACCAGCTCACTCCTACGCTCGGAACAGAGCCGCTTGCCGCATCAAAGGACCCGGCTAAGTAGAAATGAGGTAATGGTATATAGCTGTTGAATCTGAAGCTCGTGGAAGCAAATGCGTTCCTCATAGCGTTGACGGTATTGACCACCTGAGCATAAGCATTGTTCAGAGTAGTGCCGAGGGATCTCATGCCCTGTGAGATGCCCTGCACTATGCTTGTGCCTATCAGCGTAGCTGCGGTCTCTGCCGTTGCCGCGCCTGTGGTGAGGTTACTGTTCATATCGTCCATTGCTTTCTGAACATCATCCGCAACTGTCGGATTCAGCCCGGTATCGACCGCTGTGCTGATACCTTCCGCCAATGCCGTAGCAGATGCCACTATATCAGGTTCAGCTCCGTCGAGAAGGTCAACCAGGTCAGAGATCAGGCCTCCGACCAGACTCTTGATAGAGTCGAGTCCTTCTTCCACTATCGACACGGAATCCGTTATCTCTGTCAGGGATGTCGCGACCTCGGAAGCGTCCTCTTTCATGCTCTGCAAAGTGCCAGAAACCAGAAGTAATGCCGCTTCAAGTAAGCCCATCTCGATGGTGCAGAGAGCCATTGTTGCATCAAGCCCGACCATTGCCAGATCCAGAGCTGCAATCGTCAAATCTACACCCAAAAACGGAACGAAAGCCGCTGCCGCAGCTACCCCCAGAGCCGCTATACTGACCGCCAGTAACAGAGCCGCCGCATCAACTGCGACTATTGCCGCCGCTACTGCCAGAAGAGCTTCAGCTCCAGATGTTCCATATTCTGAAAGCGTGGGCAACTGTTCAATAAACAGCGTGAGTGACAGAATTACTAAGGATATGCCGGCAGAGACTGCCAGAACCGCTGCAGACAGCGCGAGAAGACCGATGGCGGATACTTCTGCTGCTGTGCCGATTGCAACGATTGCCGCCGCCATACCGACTCCTACAGCCGCAATTAAGACGAAGGTCGCAACCGCTCCGCCGCCGGCTTCGCTCAGCCGAATAGCCGCATCTGCCATTACTGACATTGCTTCACCAATCAGGAAGATAGCCGCGCCGGCCGCCACCAGCAAGAGTGCTGTGCCAGCTAATGTCGAGAAGGAAGCTGCCGCTGATGTTGCTCCTGTTGCCGCTGTTGCCGCTGATGTTCCGAAGGAAGTAAACTTCCCAACTATCCCACCGATAGCACCACCGATAGAGGTAACACTTGAGACCAGCTGTCCGCCGATGATAAGAATCGGACCGATCGCCGCCGCCAGCATTGCCAGTTTGATAATCCACTCCTGTGTAGCCGGGTTAAGGCTATTCCACCATTCTGATAACGAAGCCAGAACGCTTGATAAGGCTTCCAGAGCCGTTGTGAGTGCCGGAGCAACAACAGTAAATATGTCCGCACCAATTATCTTCAACTGGTTAAGCGCAATAGCCGCCTGATCCATTGGATCTAATGTATTTGCGAACGTAGTCGCAACAGAGTCTTCAAATCCGACTAACGAGGCTTGAAAGTCCGTAAGGGATAATTGCCCTGTTGCCACGGCATTGTAGATAGCCGCCCCGGCTCTGGTTCCAAACAGGTCATAAGCCATAGCCAGCTTGTCGGTCTCTGTACCATTGCCGTTCATCGTTTCCGTGAAAGCTGCCAGAGCCGTGTCTAAGGAAATACCCTGATCCGTAGCAACTGACATTGCCTTCTTTAAGCCTGTCAGCATGGTACTCGCCTCGATGCCGGCCATGTCAGTCGCACCCAAGAACGATGCCGCATCGTATGCGGTCAAGCCCATCTGCTTGAACTGTGCCGCATTAGCTGAGACCTGCTTTGCCAGAGAGGATACATCCACACCTGTCCTCTGCCCGACAGTATTCAGCGCATCCAGATAGTCTGTAGCATCTTCTGCGCTCATGCCGAACGCAGCCATTACCTTGCTCACGTTGTCAACGGACTCCGACACATCCGTGCCGTTCAGCTTTGAGAATTTCACGAACGCAGTTGCGAGATCTTCCAGATCTTCACCTGTCGAGCCGAAACGTGTATTGACTTCACCGACCGCCGCACCGATATCTGCGAAACTGGCTGGAACATTTGAAGCGATATTGTTCATGATATCGCTCATCTCTTCCAGTTGTTCCCCGGAAGCTCCTGTCTTGATCACTATGGTGTCCAGCCCGGCATCGACCTCGGTGAAGGCCTTGATAGCCGCTGCTCCTGCTGCCATTAACGGAAGCGTGACCGCTTTGGTAAGCGTTGCCCCGGCAGATGACAGCTTGTCGGAGATGGCGGTGACCATGTTATCGCCTGTTGTTTCCCCGGCAGCAGTCCCGGCAGATCCGAGTACATCTTCCAGATCAGCTTTTATGGTGGTCTGAGACCCTTCCATTGTTGGGATTATTTGTACTTGTGCGACAGCAACTGTCATTGTATCTGCCATCTTAACCACCTAATTTCTTTTGTATCCATTTACGCATCTCCGAAACCGGCAAAGAGCCTTTTCCGATGCGCTTTTTCTCTTCTTTATGCGGTCTTGGGTAGGGCTTAGGCTTATTTGGCTTTTTCTTCGATTGAAGAGCTGCCATCTCATAACGAAATGAACTGATTAAATCATATAGATCCGCCAGAATCTCGTTTGTTTTCAGCACCAAAGCCCATTTTGCGGTATCCATATCAATATCCCTTGCAAGGGCAGAATCAGGATCCGTCTTGCTGATGAAGTCACCGAGAGCATCCCACGAGAGGACGCTCCCGACCTCATCCAGGCTGTGTCCGCATTTCATTAAATCATGATTGATTGCCTCTCTATGCTCGGAAACGAACACTGCGAGGCTTATTTTTCCCCCAGCTTCTGCTCTTTCTCGTATGCGGCGAATATCTGGGAATATCCCACATCGCCGAGACCTTCTGACTCAAGCTCCGGAGCAAACTTCAGCAGGAACCGCTTACAAGTTTGTATGCGCTCTTCCGGCGGTGTGTCCTTCTTGAGCTCCATGATCTCTTTTACATCTTCGGTCGAGAGAGAGTTAAATGCCGGGATCATATATTTGCCGTTCTGGCCTTCGATGATGAACGGCTGCGCCTTGATTATCTTATACATGATCTCTCCTTATCCGTTGACCTTAACGAACTGCATACCTGTCGTGCCCTGTGCCGTTATCTCGAACGGCCATGCGATGCCATCTCCGGCTGTGAAGCTCGTGTTATCAGATACGGAGATCTGACCCTCGGAGCATCCAAAAGCGAGAAGATCGTCACCATCTTTCATCACAAAGAGATATGCCTTAACAGGCGGAAGGTCTGACGATGAAAGATTAACTGTAATAGAAGCAGTCGTGGCGGTTACGTTCGTTGAGCCGAAAAGCTCGGTCAGAGCCGTGCCAGTGGTGCTGATGCATGATCCGGATGCTTTCTCTTCATGGTCTGTCTGTACAACTCTGCGAATCGTGTTGCTCCAATCCTTGATATTCTCGATGTCTTTGGAAAGCTCCAGCTCCATGCCATCTTCTGAAATAAAGCCTGCTTCATGCCATGCCGCCGGAATGGATGACAGCGAAGTCGGGATCGTTGTGCCTGACGGCGCATAATAAAACATTCCGCTGGCATTACCTTTGCCTATGTTTACTGCGTTGGTTGCCATAATATATAGCCTCCTTATGAAGAAATATCATCTAAACTTACGCTCACCTCAATACGAGCCGAGCACATTGCTAAGTCGGGCCGCACAGGGTCCATACCCCATGAGCCCATAGTATTAATAAGCACCCTCCGAAAATTGTTGGATTCTCGTAAGAGTGCTATTGCTGTGTTAAGTGTATCGAGTGCCGTTGCTTCTTCCTCTGCCCTTGCGTCGATCACGATTGCGAACCTGTCAAGGTAAGGTGTGTCGCTCCAGTCAACCTCTGAAACTCCCCCGACCTGAGAGACCAGTATATTCGGCAAGGTGTAATTAGCAGGAAGCGGTCTGCAATACGTTGTAACATTGGGATTCAGCGTCTGCTGGATCAGATATTCGATGTCTTTGCTTTTTTTCATCCTGTCACCGCCGAACTTAATACTTTCCTCTCTGCCTCTGCTCTCGTGGTCTTATCATCTGCCGCTGAAACGATACAGATAGGTCGTGATGCTCCATATCTGGAGTCCTGGCCTCTGGCCTCGTTAATGATTTCAACATTATAGTTGCCTTCAGCTCTGCCTGCGATTTCTGCCCCAGCATTTTGCAGAAGGCTGACTACTCCAGAGCTGTTAATGACCGCTGTCAGACCACCCGGAGCCTTGGTGAATTCTATCTGTATATCGCTCATCCCGACCACCTCTCAAGGTTCAACTCGATATGGTCAAGGGCTCCGCTGGCTGACGGCCAGACTCTTGGATCGCCCATGATGGTATAGACCTTATTGTCATACTGGATACGGTCACCGCTCTGCACATCAGCACCAGCAGGTAGGTAAGCCGTCATGCCGTCGGATGTGCCGAGGATCCTGCCATCCTGTGACAGGCTCGTCGTGGAAGGCTGTACGGAACAGCCTGCAATGACCAGCTTGCTGACCTTGTTCTCGCTCCAGTCCGGTATGTCGGACCCTCTTGATGTTTTTGTGCCCGGTCTGATGCGTGTTACTGTCTGTCTGAAAAAGGACAATGGCATATCACTCACATCCCTTCAGGCCGCCCCAGAGCGGAAGAGAACCAAGCTGTTGTCTCCTCAACCCAAGAGCTTTCAGATCCGACGGCCAGAGGGCGATCCTGCCGGAAGCATTTGGCAGGGTGTATGACTGGTTGATTCCGCCTGCACCTTCTGAATACTGCGTAGCCGGAAGCTGCGCACCCGGTGTGTTGAGCTCACGCATGACAACATCGACCGTCACGGCTTTTGCTACCAGTACGAGGACAGGATCTTCGACATACATAGCATCAAAGTCCATACCGACTTTTCTGGCTTCGTAACGGATCGTGTCACTCACTACCGGCAGAAGATATTCTGCTCTCGTCTGTTCTGCGGCTGTCAGCGGTCGCTTCAGATTGATGATGTCTTGGACTGTTGCGTAATCAGCCATGATCTCACCTCACTTCTTCTTCGCAGCGGTCGACTTCTTGGTCCCCTGTTTCTCCGGCTTTTCGGGAACCGACTGTTTAATCGGCTCCCAGTATTTGCCGGAAAAGTTATCTGCAAGCTCCAGAATTCTGCCGTTGCGTGTGTTGCGGAACCTCATCAGTCTCCGATACGGCTGAACGCTGTCGGATCGAGGATGCCCCATCCAATGTATGCTTCAGCACGAAGGAGTACCTGATTGTATCTCTTCAGGTCACCCTGTCCGTCCGGATCGCCATAGCGGATGACTTCAAGCGGAATATTCTCTGCATAGCCCCACTTAAATGCGTTCTGGAAGTCACCAACATATGCATAGTGATGAACGGCTGTGGATGCCGCAACAGCTACTGTGCTGTTGACATCGCAAGGAATACCACGGATTGCTCCGGGGTTGCCGCCCCACATGAACTCTTCATACGGATGCTGTCCGCCTGCGTATGTGGTAGCTGAAAGAGCTGTTGCGAAAGCCGGACTCATAGCGATACCTGTGCAGGTATAGCCTTCTGCAAGGTCTGCAATTGCTCCGGTGATGTCACTCTCTTCTGCACCTGAACTGTAAGCTTCAACACCTACATTGGACGCACGATCGAGGCAGTTCGCGCCGATAACTGAGGAAGTTGTCCCTGCATAAGGATTGATACCGTGGAAGGCCATGATATCAATGCCGCGTGCGATCTTCTTGGCAAAGCCCTCGGAGAACTGAGCCAGGTATGCAAGCTGCTTCTCTTCTGCGCATTTAATAAATTCATCATTGAAACGTGTCTGATACACTACTTTGACCGGGGCGATCGTGACTGCGTTTACTGATGCTGTGGTTGCGGATTTAGCCGCACCTTCTGCCACCAGCTCGACTTCATTGTCGAGGGAGAAGGTCATGATTTCATTCCCTGCGAAGGAAATCGGGATCTGGTTCGCAAGCTTTGCGATTGAGCTGTGTCCAGCTACTTTTGCAAACATTTCTCTTACAAGTTCAGCCGGGAAAAGGCTTCCTTTTGCTACTGATGTGATAGGCATAATTTAGTCTCCTTTTAGATTTAATCCGTTCAGCAATGTCCTGAACGATGCGTTTTTACTGTCCACCGGATCTGTCTCTGTTGATTTCATCGGCAGAGGCGGCTGGTTCCCTACAAGTTGCTTCAAGGATTCCGCATCTGCCCGGATAGAATCTTCATCTTCCCCGGTAATACGTGGAATCCATTCATACGAAAGCCCGACTTCATGAGCGACTCGGTTCTTAAGCGATGCGAGTTCATACTCTTTGTTTTTTGCCGTAAGGTCAGCGATCGTCTGTTCATCGTCTGCGTGCGTGGCCTTGAAGTCGTTAAAGGCCTTGTTGATTTCTTCGATCGCTTTGTTGTGATCCTCTGGCGAGATATAGCCCTCGTAACGCTTTGCCTGCGCTTCACGGTCACGCTTCAGACGATCTTTAATAATGTTGTCCAACTCTTCCTGAGTTGTAATTGCCTTGAATTCTTCTGACATATTTAGTTCCTTTCCTCGTTAATCCGCCGAGTAGCGTATTTCGATCAATAAAAAATGCGCTGTGCTTTGGTATCTTTAGCCTGCACACACGCATAGATCGCCAATATCGTGGACTCCATCAGAGACACATCTATGTCATCATCCAAAGTCCTATAACCATAACCACCACCGGACCCGATCGCTCGATGAGCGCAGTTACAAACTGACTGCCTGAGTGACGGCTGGCTTTTGTGGCAGATAGTCCCTGCCGCTACTGCCTGCTCAAATTCTGATGCAGCAGCTATCACATCCTTCGTCGTTGCAACCGTCAGACCTTTTAGCTTTTGGTCTTTGGCTTCTCGTTTGAAAGTCTCGACCCCGGAAGCACCGTCAATTAAAATGGTCTGTACATCGCATTTCAGAAGGTAGTTGATTAACCAGTCATTTCCGTCCCTCTGCGGCCGGCAGTCAATGCACTCTACAAATATCCGTTCGTCTGTGGTCTTGACCGCAAACGACAGGGATACGTTTTCGCCGTTTTTGCCATACTTGACTCCGGCAAAAATTCTGCCCTTCAGCTTTGGCAATTCATCGACCTTCAGCGCATCCCATTCGGGCTCGCTTATTGCCGATTGCTGATTGTACTTTATCCAGAGACCTAATCTCTGGATGTTGAAGTCAATATCATCTCCGTTGATCTCGTCCTGCACGATTCTCTCTGTGAGTATCGTTCCGAGCGACGGAGATGTCTGATACCAGGCTTCCTTGTCATGCACATCGGTCTTGTGGTCTACAGACCATTCAGCCCAGCCGCCGTTTAAGGTGTCTCCTCGTAGCGTTGCCTCCCGGTATTCCCGGAAGACATCACCGGAGGACACAGCCGTCGGAGGTGTCCCGGTCATGATGGTCTGCGGATTCTTTGAAGACGAAACAACATAGTTCAAAGCCGTCTGCTGAGCCTTGGTGTATTCCTGCGCTTCGTCTATAACCAAAAGGTCATAGCCGGAACCGAGAGAACCGGAGTTTGTCCTGGTACGGAAATCTATGACTCCGCCTCCGTCTTCTTCGCTAAGCGCGATCCGTTCCTTGCCGTAAGCTTTATATTTTGAAACAGGATCCAGACCGAGTTTTGCGATACGATTCATTAAACGCTCCCACGCTATATGAGCCGTATCAGTAAGGTGAGCCGTGTGTAAGATGTGCTCACCATTCAGAAGTCCATCCATCTCTCTGGCTGTGAGGATTTCTGTCTTGCCGTTTCGCCTTGGTACGGAATAACCAAACTTTGTATGCACCCAGAGACCATCATCATTTTTTGCCATGATGTCTGAGAGCATCAGTTCTTGCCATTCCTGTGCCGTATTGCCTGATAAATTGTAGAGTTTGACCGCTTCAGGTCCTTGTGTTTTGGTGTATGGTAGAATAACGGATAAGGTAGGAATCTGATTTCCTATCCTCATCCCTTACACTCCTTCCGGTCGGTCCCTGCTCCGTTTAAGCATATTAGCCTCCGTTTCTCTGGCTCGGATGCCTCATCATTGGGCTCTGCCCTCTGTAGTTGTAAACTGTATCTCTTCCGCCCCGGCCATTGTAATATTCAATGGTACAGCGGCAGTTGTCGTGCCTTCTCCAGACATCGTTCCCGGTGTTTCTGACATCTTCGTAGTCGTAAGTGCCGCCAAGATTCATGCACCACGGACACGCATCCGCATCCGGTGTCCTGACCACGGTTGCCTTGATTCCTGATCTCCATTGAAGCTCGGCATTGTCCCGAATACTCTGGTCAACGACACTTTGGGAGAAGTTCGTCAGCTGGTCATAAAATAATTTCTCGATATTGACGAACTCAGGATTTTTCTTCAGCTCTTCGACAAGTCCGTAAGCACGATTGCCGTCGAACTCAGGAACTACCGCCCTGATGCCATATCCGTTTGCCTTATTCATGGCCGTCTGCACCTCGACACAGACCTCTGCCACCATTGCATGATCAAGTCCCAGAGCGGAAGGGAGCAGCTGCTCCAAATCCCATTCTGATATATCGACCATCGGAGCATGGCTCTTCAGCACCCGGCCGAGCAGATCTCCGACACGGACAGCATATAATGATGCGTCCCTGTAATTTGCTGTGCCGGCCGCTGCTGCCGATGCCAGGCTGACGGCTTGTTTATCGGTCCTGACTAAGGTCACGAATTCGTCTTTAATATCGTCGAATGTTAATCCCATTACTCAATACCTGTCAGCCTGTGGACACGTTCCTCCGTGATATATCCCGGTATGGCCTGTGAGATCTTAATAAGGCCATCACCAGCTGTCGACAGAGCACTCATATCCGGCTCAAATGTCGGCTTCCAGAGGACCTTTGTGCGATATACTTCTGACCTCTTATATGCTATCCTGTCACGGATACAGGCTCCGATGAACCCGGTGTTGATGAATCCTACTCCGAAGCATCTCTGTGCCTTGGAAGCCGCCAGACGAAGGTTTTCATGTGCCGCCTTTATTGCTTCTGCGGAAGACGGATTGCTGGTCACGAATCCGAGATCGTCAAGGGTCAGCCCTGTCTCACCTGCGAAGAGTGATGCAAGGCCTTTAAGCTGGTCCATGTGCGGAGTCATGCTCCCGACCTGGAACTGCCCAAGCGTCGGCCTGTCACCGTCTTCATCTTTTGTGAAACTAAGCATTGCGCTCATGGTTGCCTTCCATGAATCCATCTGCTGCGCATCCTGAGCCAGTCCTGTTGCATACTTCTGTGGGAAGCTGTAGAACTCAGCCGAAATCTCTGAACGCTTCACAGTCCTCATTGCGCTCCGGGCATAATCCATGCAGGCTCTTGATATTCTGGAGTGTCCGAAAGGCCTCTTTGCATCAGGTCTGTAGATGATCGGGACCAGAGCACAGTAATCAGCATTTGTGACTTCTTCCGCGATCGGATTGGGGTTTCCGGTCTCATATACGTAAGTATGTCCGGGAACGAAGTAAGCATACTTCGTCACCTCATCGTATTCGTCACGTTCCAGAGCCGCATAGCCTTCTGTCAGCAGTTCCGTGATGTCATCGATCACTCCTGTGCCGTTTGTGCCGTCGATTATCTGGAATCTCGGCATACCATCCTCACCTCGGCTGGCATACACGAAACAGCAGGCTGTGATCATTGAACTCAGGACTCCATTGTCGAAAATAATGTCCGGGTTGTTCAGGTCGAACATTTCACGCATCATGAAAGTATCGTTTTCAAAGCCATCGAACTGGATCCTGTCTGCCAAAGCGTCAACAGCCTTGGTACACCATCCGTTAATGTTCCCGAACCATTCCAAACCGGCCGGAGTTGATATCCCGAAATCTATAGCCTGCTGCTTCTGCTCGTAAAATTTGTATCTGAGCAGACCTCTGGGACGCTTCATTGTCAATTTGTTCTGGAGGTAGGTTATTCCTTTCATGACTCATCACCTCGTATTTTCGCCAAAATGCCTTTTCCGGTCGCAGCAGGCTCTGCCGCTGGAGGTGCGACCTCTGCTAATATCTTCTGTATGCTCTGGATAGCTTGTATCTGCACAGCCGGCGGAGTCTCGTCAGCGTCCCTGATCCGGAGCAGCCGCGCTAAGTTATCCTCACGAATTTTGTTGTAATCCATGTTTTGTCCTTTCTGGGGAAGGGGTTTACTGTGCGTTTTCGTCACA